CAAACTAATAATTGAAGATGAAGTAAACATTAAGCTAGAAGGACTAGAGGTTGATGTACGGAGAAAGCTCGCGAATGCTCTTAAGTTTGAAGTGCCATACGCAAAGTATATGCCACAATATAAACTTGGTCGATGGGACGGTAAAGTTGCTTTCTTTGGTATTGGCGGTACTGGTTATGTCAATCATCTTGATGTTGTTAGTGAAGTTTTGCAAAAAAATAATGTACAAATAATAGACATCGAAGACAACAGGCATCCTATACAATTTGACTTTCAGCCAGTAACAGAACGTTATTGGGCTGATCAAAATGTACGCTGGCCAAAAGGACATCCTGCAGAAGGTGAAGAAATTATTCTGCGTGACTATCAAGTAGAGTCAATTAACAACTTTTTAAAACATCCACAGAGCTTGCAACAGATTGCTACTGGTGCAGGTAAAACAATTACTACAGCAACACTTTCACATATAACTGAGCCGTATGGACGTAGTCTTATTATTGTGCCTAACAAGAGTCTTGTTACACAAACAGAGGAAGACTACATTAACTGCGGACTCGATGCTGGGGTGTACTTCGGCGACAGAAAAGAGTTAGGTAAGACTCACACTATTTGCACTTGGCAGAGTTTGAATATACTCGACAAGAAGCACAAGGACGGAACAGCAGTATTATCATTAGCTGAGTTCTTAGATGGTGTAAGCACTATTATTGTCGACGAAGTACACCAGGCTAAAGCAGAAGTACTAAAGAATTTACTTACACGTAATTTAAAGAACGCTCCAATACGTTGGGGACTAACAGGAACAATACCAAGAGAAAAGTTTGAGTTTGAAAGTATACACGCTTCATTAGGTCCTGTTATTGGTCAAATTAGTGCCAAAGAATTACAAGATAAGGGTGTACTATCACAATGTCACGTTAACGTAGTACAATTATTAGACACACAATCACACTCGGATTATCAGTCAGAATTAAAATACTTGACAACAAATCAGGCAAGACTAGAATACATAGGCAAATTATTAAGCACAGTAAAAGAATCAGGAAACACACTTATACTTGTAGACAGAATTAGTGCTGGAGAAATACTTCAAGAACTAATACCAGGTAGTGTGTTTGTAAAAGGCGATGTTAAATTAAAAGATCGCAAGGAAGCATATGATGAAATTAATGAAGGAACTAACCACGTGGTTATCGCAACATACGGGGTCGCGGCTGTTGGTATTAATATACCGCGTATTTTTAATCTTGTTCTTTTGGAACCTGGCAAGAGTTTTGTCCGGGTAATTCAAAGTATTGGTAGAGGCGTTCGTAAGGCAAAAGACAAAGACTTTGTACAAATTTGGGATATCACGTCATCGTGCAAATTTGCAAAGAGACATCTAACACAACGTAAAAAATTCTATAAGGAAGCACAATATCCTTTCACTATAGAAAAAGTAGATTGGAACTAGGGTGGATTTAGTAGAAACACATAGTACTAATGATTTTATTAAAGGACAGTATATAGATACTACACTATGCGATGAAATTATTAATTACTTCGAAGCGTCTAATGATAAAACACCTGGTGCAGTTACTGAAGGAATTAATGAAAGTAAAAAGAAAAGTACAGATTTAGTTCTTACAGATAATAAATTATTATCTAAGTACAATACTGCATTACAACAAGTCTTTAATGAATATATAAAGACATTTCCTATGTCGCATACCGAGTGCGAATGGGGAGTTGTAGAACCAATTAATATTCAAAGATATTATCCTAAAGAAGGATTTTATGAATGGCATACTGAACGAGATCACTGGGACACACCGGTAGTAAATCGTAACTTAGTTTTTATGACATATTTAAATGATGTTAATGATGGTGGTGGAACAGAGTTTTATCATCAGCAAAAAATAATACAAGCTAAAAAAGGTTTAACAATAGTTTGGCCTGCTGACTGGACATACACGCATCGCGGGTGTATATCTAAAACTGAAACAAAATATATAATTACCGGATGGGCTAGTTATTATAACAAAACAGGAACTTAAATGCAAATACTAACATTAGAAAACGAAACATTTCCATTAAAACAAATACCAGAAGAACTTGAAGAAGAAGTTCGCTTTGCTGTACTAGATAATTCAGATCCTAAAAATCCTGATTTCTTTTTTGTACCAATGATCTTTTTAGAATCATTTAGTGCTCCGGCAATGGTATTAGAGATAAACGGACACGAAATTACAATGCCAGTTGATTGGCACATAGCCGTTGGAGACAGTACAAGTGGCAACGACTTAGAAGTACTACCTTTAACATCAATTAACGATAGGGGCTTTGAAGCATTTTTATTCAATCCTTTATCGAGTTATAAGTTTGACTTTGGAGACATTAAAATAACTAATTTTTATTCAGATGTAAAATGGTATTTTCCTAAAGTTAAAAACGGACAGCTACTTGGTGTTCCCCTTACTAAAGATCCAAAGTCGGTCTGTGCTTACTTTATTAAGGATATAAGTAGACAAAGCGAAGTAATAGATTATACAAACTTATTATAAGGAAATGGAGAATGACAATGAAAGCAGGTAAAATTTGGGGTCAAACGGAATTGATCCACGCTAACGGAGTATTAGAGTTTCACCGTATTGAATATAAAGGCGGCTACAAATGTAGCGAACACGCACACGAATTTAAATGGAACGGATTCTTTGTTGAATCTGGTAAAATGATTGTACGTGTTTGGCAAGACGATCAAGGACTAGTTGATGAAACTATTCTTGAAGCTGGAGACTTTACACAAGTAAAGCCTGGCAAAATTCACCAGTTTGAAGGTTTAGAAGACGGTGTCGCTTTTGAACTATATTGGGCAGAGTTTAATCACAATGACATTGTTCGTCGCACAAGTGGAACAGCAATTGGCAAAACTAAAACCAAATGAAGCATTGATATACGAGCGTAACGATGGAGTTGTTTACGCTCGTTATCAAAACAGGCCTGAGATTGATCGTTGGATTATCGGTGGAGATCCAGCAGGAGTTGCTAGAGCTCAAGGAGACTTAATAAGTTATGCCGAGTGGCAAGAATTATGTGAGTTGTCACAAGAATATCCAACACTAAAAAAACTATTAGATACTTTAGTAACAACTTATTATACAATCAAGGAACACAAATGAAATACAGCGAATGGGATATAGGCGGCGATGTAGTTAAAGATGACAATCGTTATATTGTTAAAGATAATACTATGTTAAAAAATTTAGTTGTGAGCAGTACAATGTTATCAGCTCATAAAAGTACAACAGGACATAGACACGCTGGACAAGAAGAAGTGTATATGTTTGTTAGTGGTAGTGGACAAATGGAACTTGATCATAAAGTATTTGATGTTACAGCAGGTGACACTGTACTAATTGAAGACAACGTATTCCACAAAGTACACAATAATACAGACTTTGGATTAAAATTTATTTGCGTATTTGACGGAGGAAGAAAACAATGAGAATTATAGCAGGACCTTGCCAACACGAAGGACTAGCACAGTCAGCAGAGATTGCTAAAGAGTGCAAACGTGTATGTGACAAGTATGGCATTGAATATTACTTCAAAGCAAGTTACGATAAAGCCAACCGTTCGAGTATGCAAGGCAAGCGTGGTATGGGTATGGATGCTACACTTACAGACTTTCTTGCATTGAAAGTATCACTAGGTGTAAAGACACTAACCGATGTACACGACTATGTACAAGTTGCACGTATCGAAAAAGAATTTAAAGATGCAGTTGACGTATATCAGATACCTGCATTCTTGTGTAGACAGACAGACTTGATCAAAGCAGCCTGTGCTACAGATAAAATTGTTAATATTAAAAAAGGACAGTTTATGGCACCTTGGGATATGAAAGGTGTGCTAAGTAAATGTGAAGGCGCTAAAGACGTCTGGATAACGGAAAGGGGAACAAGTTTTGGTTACAACACTCTTGTCGTTGACTATACTGGTCTTATGTATATGCTCGACACTTATGAACATCCTATTGTTTTTGATTGTACGCACTCTGCCCAAAAACCCGGAGGACAAGGTGATAGCTCAGGTGGCAATCGTGATTACGTGCCTGGGTTGGCTCGTAGTGGGGCTGCTCTTGGGGTACGGGACTTTTTCTTGGAAGTCCATCCAGATCCTGATGTAGCACCCAGTGACGGACCTAATATGCTACGCTTAGAAGATTTTGAACAAGTAGTAGAAGATATTATAGCATATTCGTATACACCTAAAGAAAAAGTTTCTGTTGATCGAAACTATACCGGTTTTAGATATCAGGAGTGCTAGATGGAAACTGCAATACTAATACCCGCTAGATATAACAGCACACGACTACCCGGAAAGCCATTAGCTATGTTGAACGGTGTTCCTATGATAAAACGTGTGTATGACGCTTGTGTTGCGTCTAAGATACCAACATATGTGCTTACTGATGATGTGCGTGTTGCTAGTGTGTTTCAAAACACAAGTGTTGTTATAGACGACACTGACTATGCAAACGGCACTGAAAGATGCGCAGGCGCTAGTAAACTAGACTATATGCAAAAGTACGACCAGTTCATTAATGTACAAGGCGATATGCCTGATGTAACACTAGAGATGATTGAAAAGTGTATCGAACAGCTATCTTATAATTCTGCGGTAAGCACTGTATACACAGATATGCCTGAAGACAAACAAAACGATCCTAACACAGTTAAAATGATAAGTGCATATCCAAGCAAAGCATTATGGTTTGGTAGAGGTCTTACAGGTTACGGCGAATGGCACCTGGGCGTGTATGGATATAAGCGTCACGCACTAGTAGCCTATCCCAATTTAAAAATCACTCAAGAAGAAAATATTGAACAACTAGAACAGCTTCGGTGGCTTAAAAATGGTTGGCAAATAGGCTGTAGTAGTGTATACTATAATGGAGTAGAGATAAATTCACCAGAGGATGTAGACGAATGGCATACCAAGAATTTCCAGTAAAAGATGTACTAGCGTGTATTGATAGTAATGCTAAATCTGTTTGGAAAGAATTAACTGACGAACAAAAGAAGTGCGTTAACTTTTGGTTGCTTAACAGATACGCAAGTAGTGTGCAAGGATCAAGAGATGCACAAGAACTTGCTATTGTACTTACTAACGAATACTACAACAAGAACTGGAATGTGTTAGGCACAAGACATCCGCAATTACAATGGCAGTTGCTATGCTCAACACATAATGCATCTGCTGCAATTAGAAAACATCAATGGATTGGATTTAAAAAGAAAAAAGGCAACAACAATGCTATAAAACTTTTACAAAAAATACATCCTAATATGAAACAAGACGAGGTAGAATTACTTGCTGGATTATCTACAAAGAAAGAACTCAAAGAACTTGCAAAGGAGTATGATATTGATATCAAACTCTGAGAAACCATACAAGTGTGAGTATTGTGGTAACGGAT